TTTCCCACAAGCGTGACAGACGAAAACGCTTGATTTCTCATCTGTGCTATTCGTTCTATTTATTTCCTCAAGCGCTAGCTTTTCGTCATCAGGCTCAATTTTGAGCATCTTATAGCTTCTAGGATCAATACGTCCATCTTTATCAAAACTTAGAGAATTCATTTTCCCAAGAAACTGGTTAGCTTCAAAGTATTCCATTGTGATACATTGTCCAGCTGGTATCTTTATCATGACACCGTTAAACATCTCGGAGTATTCAAAACTATTCATATTAATTACTTTTACATTTGGCATTTTTTAATTCCCATTACAAATTAAATCAAAAACGTGAGAGCTCGCGGTTGTAGCTGTCGTAAATTCCACTTTTATAAATCTCGCTGATGTTTTCACAGGTACATAACAATTAGTGACCGATGATGCCACATTAAAAATAACAGGAGTAGCTGTTCCGGCAACGGGCTCAAGATATAATGGCCTGTATGTACCATCTTCCGTAGGCGAACATCTTAACCGAATATCTGTGCCGGATGTCATGGTCGGTATTCCAATCATATAATGATTAAACCCACCACCTAGATCAACGGCACTCGTTAAAGTTGTGCCGCTGTTCATCGTTATCGAGTACGGTTTAACTGGACCAATAGTCATGGTTTCACCTTCCAAAAACTGTTAACAAAAACTCATCTCCGCTGGCGCATCCTGTTACACCAATGTTTCCAACGCTTGCGGCGCCAGAACAATCCTCATTAATTGCCAGCTTAATTGCTGCTGTACTAAGACTTTGTGGTGCTATCATAGCATTATCAACATATGACAAACCAGTAGCCACAAGTCCGGTAGCCGCATCTGTAGTAACTCTTATCCCAAAAACTCTTTTGTCACCAAAAACTGTTTTAACCAAATTGCTTGTCGTGTAAGCCATTTTAAACCTCAGATTAAAATAATTCGCCTATCGTTTGATGGATCAAGACAGGCTTGTTTTTTAATTGTGTGAACTGAAAACATGTCCAAACATTCTTTTAATGTCATCTGTCTTATATGACAGATGTTACCCTCTCGATATGCTCCAAGGCATCCATTTTCAGTAGCATTGATATAGATCCCTGGTATTCTTTGAGCCACAACATCAAACCAAAGTTTGAAATTATAATAGCTTTGCCAGGTTCTAAGACGATGCCCAAAAATGGAAGGAACCATGATGTAATGGCCAAGATCCTTATCATATTTTGAATCCCAAGCATGAAAGCTTATCTTTTCGCTGTCAGAAAAAGCAAAATCAGCACCGATAAAAATAGATATCTGAGAGCCGAGAATACCTTTTGCTAACATCATCGAAGCGCCAAGAACATTCCCACCGGATTCAACATAGATATGAAAAGGTTCTATTTCATCTACCTCTTTTGTGTAAGCCTCATCAGGCACAGGTGCGTTAAAGAAATAGATTTCACCTTGCCATTTTTCTAAAAGCTTTGGGTGCGTCCCGATAAATGCCAAAAGCTTCTTGTCTTTCGTTCGTTCAAAATACTCATCTTCTGATTTCAAACCACCTTCTGAGATTTCGTTGATGGTCAACTCACCGGCATCCAAAGTCACATAGTAATCAACGTCAACGCCTAAATCCTCCAAATAATGAAAGTTGTGTAAGCATGATATAATTCTTATGTTTTCTGGTTTTTCTACCAAAAGATGAGCATTTTCTTTTAAAGATGGTCCACTTCCAACAATAACCGTAGGAGCACCTTGTATCTCACCGTACAAAGACCCCACAGATCGTTGTGAAAATGGACCATAAGAAGCATGATTTGATCTGATTTGGGAAAGCCATTGCTGAGCCCACCTATCAATCGTAGCGTTATCATTGGTGCAAGCTTGATTGTGCGCATCACCATGAGAGATCGGAGCACTATTGATGTATGGCTGGAGCTCTAACAAAACCTGTCTTACTTTTTTCATCTCAAATCATCCTCTTTCAAATTTCATTAAATACTAAAATAAGCTTCACCAGAAGCTGATGAAACAATTGCAGTTAAAGCATAACCAACTGGTCCTTCACCACTACCTGTCACAGCACCAACACCATTAACGCCAACAAAAATATTAGCTCTGGTAGCAATTGTTCCTGATGTAGCATTCATTTCAATTGTTCCAAAACCTCTTTTTAGTAACCAACCATATGTGTTTGTGGTCAATGTAGCGTGTTTTACTGCGCCTACTGGACGACCAGTATTAGTCGCATTAGTTACAGTGACAGACATACCAGTCGCTGCGCTATTAAGCTGAGCCAAATAACCTGGGTTTATATCGGATTCAGACTCGTTATAAGCCCAAACATAGGTGTTACCATCTTCAAAGGTTTTTATTGTACCAACGTCAGGATGCTTTGAGCTCAAAGTAGCCGTGACATGAGATTTGCCGTAGAAAACTACGGGATCTGCAGAAATATACGCCATAATAGAAACCCCCAATTAAGCTGTGATTGCCGATAATTTAGCATGCATTCTGTTATTGCTGGATGTCAAAGCACCCATCCACAAAATCCGAGAAACCAAAACCTCCTGGTTGATTGGCTTCATATACTCAGAAGCATACATGTTTCGCTCTGGATGATAGTAAAGCCCAAGATATTTCATGTTGAGCATAAACATATGAGCAGCAGTACAATGACTGTCGATAACCACCGGAGCCGAGTTGAACATCAAAGATGTAAAACCAGCTTTCGCCATGTCCTTATCTAAAAACCGTTGCTGTGGCTGTAGAAGGTTATAAAAAAGATTATACAAGGCTCTTGTGGTCACGATGTAATCAGGAGCATCTGATCCAATCGTTGCGTTTTGAAACTGAGTATTCATGGCAGAGATGGTTAGAGTAGTCGTTGTTGAATCAACGTTCCCTTGCCACCAGCTAGATGTACTCTGCGAAATGCCACCAACCGTTTGATCAGTAGCAACAATATCTCTTAAACCAACGATTGACTTTGCTGTCGTACCATCGGAAAAGATACCTGTGCCAAGGATATCAGCTAATGTTTTTTCTGCGATCATAGCCTTTGATGCCAAAAGCTTGATAACTCCAAGATCTCCACCATTCTTAAGCTTGTCTTCCTCTGCTACGGAAATGTTAGCATAAGCTGACTTCCAAGAATAAGAAGATTTGGTGATATTTTCGTTATCAGCAGTTTGTAAAGTTTCAGTACCGGAATACCAACCGCTAGATGTTGTCTGCGCATAGTTCAACGGTACGTCAATAGTTGTTCCGCCATTTTGTGAAACATATCGGCCCGAGCTCTTAAACTTTGCAAGGGTAGGATTGCTATCAAATATATTGTCGTATAGCTTCGGAACAATATGATTTCTGGTAATGCTTGTTAACTGATCTGTTAATGACATGTTAAATCACTCCTTATGATTGTCCTCTCATCGCTTCCTGGATGATTTGTTCGTAGGACATGTTTTTCCTTGAATCTCTCGATTGTGTTGTCATAAGTTGTGGTGTGTCAGATGTTGACATAAACCCCTTTTTCTGACGGTTTTGTAACTCTTTTGCCGTATCCTCTTTGGCTCTTGACACGGCATTTTGCATAAGCTGATCGTGGTAAAAATCCCTGAATGCTGCCTTAAAGCTAGTGATCCCATGTAAAGATCCATGTTCCAAAACTGCATATTCAAGAGATTTGCCGGTTTCAGGATCAGAGTACGAAAAATCGACATCAGGATAAAGACTTTTAACCTCATTTATTTGGTTATTCAGTTCAATATCCTGCTGTTCGACCATGCGTGTTTCTTTGTCCTTGTCGTAAAGAGAACGTAGTTCTGCAATCTGACTTTTTAACGCAGAAACCTCGCTATTATCCTGGCTTTGATAAGATGGTTGCTCATTTTGTTGGCCAGAAAACGAGTTAAACCGATTATCATAAGCCTGTTTCCAATGGTTAGCCCATTCAGGGTTTTGCTGCGCATACTCCTGGTATGGCTTCCATTGGCTTTCCAACTCCTGGGCTTGTTTCATCCTTGATTCCAAGTCCGATTGTTGTTGTTTCAACGATGTCATATGTTGAGCATAGTTGTACCCCTGACTAGCTCTTTTCAAAATTGTATCGATGTCCTCTTTTACAGTTTTCCCGTTAGCTGAATACTCAAAAGAAGGCTTTTCACTTGGTTGTTCCACTGGAGTTTCTATTGTCTCCTGTGGCTGTTCTTGCAACATATTTTCATCTAATCCATAATCCGACATGTTTCACCTATATCATTTGTTCATTTTGCGCCATTTGTTGTTGTTGTTGTTGCTGTGCTTGTGGTTGACCACTTGGAGCACCACCCATGATCTCAACAACTCTCAAAAAAGATTCTAAAGCCTGAGTTATAAGCTGCTTAGCTTCATCCGGTGCATTTGATTGCATCAAGCCATCTTGTAAAGCTGCAAGTCCTTGCCCTACAACCTCGATAACAGCACCGGCATCCCCTTGCCCTTGTTGTTCTTGTGGCATCATATCAGACATTTTATGCTCCCTGTTGTTGTTGTTGTGCTAGCATCTGCTGTCTTTCGGCTAAACGCTGCAATATCTTTTCTTTGTTTGGCATGTTGATCTGGTCCAAAACCTCTTCCTCGTCTATGATCCCTCGATCAAATAACGCCAAAGCCTTTCTTTCCTTATCCGTTGCCTCGAACGGTAGGTCAGATCCAGTTTTAACCCTGATGTCGAAATTTCCCTTGATGATAAGGGTTTCTTGCCTTCCTGGAAGGATCTCACCTGTTTTCGATTCGTTGTATGGAGTAACCTTGGCGATCCTAACAGCCTCGCCATTTTCGCCTTCCTGGTTTTCAATGCTCATCTTCATAAACATCTTAGAACCATCATCGTTCGTAATTCGATAGATCTTTGGAACACTATAAAACTCAAAAACTCGGTTGGCGTATTGCCTTCCTACCGTTTTTAAATACTCATCTAGGTTTCTTTGCCGTTGTCTTATCCTGGTTCTCGATGCCGAGATAAGCTGTTCAATAGCCGAAGCCGCAGTAACCGCACCTTCTGTGTTTCCTCTTGAAAACTCAGATTGTCCTGCCTGATCGTTAAACCAGCCTACAAGCCGATCAAGAATCTGCATAAATCCTGGGTTAAGCGGTACTCCCATCTCTCGTGTAACAGTAGAACCTGGGCTTTTTGGCACTACTAGTCCAGGTTTGTTGGTGAGGTTTGATATGTCTAGTTGTGGATCATCGGATATCCAAATTGGGTTACCCATTAATGCCATGGAATCCAATGCAAAGGAAAGTATTTTATTGAATACGACTTGAGATGGTTTAAGCTGTTCGATCTCACTTACACCAAAGAATTCTCTACTAAGTATGTAATTATTGTAACGAGAAAACGGGATAAGTCCGTCTTCATACGGCATTTCCTCATCCAAAAGAAGCAAGCCATTAGCTATTACAACGTGCCGTCCTTCTGGGTGTTTTTTCTTGATAGTATATTGTTTTTTTGTCTCGCCATTTTCGCCTTCCACATCCTCTTCAATCTCTTCCATATCAGAAGGTTTTAAAAAACCCTCAAACACCAAAGTCTTTTCGATCTTACAATCATATGTGGCGCTATAACTCATGTACTCAGGCATGTTTTTGTCGGTATTGTTTTCCGCATACGTTCCAGATGATTTAACATCGGCTCTTTGCTTACCGATAAAATCTATGACATCGCCTTTGATCTTGTTTGCAAACTTTGGATATTTTGACTTGAGCCTAGAGGTAGTCATCGGGCGGACATACCAAAAACCTCTCGAGATTGAATCATTGATATCATTGCAATCTGGATCAGGATAGCAGTAGAAAGGATCTTCTGATTTATAAACCGCTGCGCCAATACCATAATCGATATCTGGATCATAGTTCATAGAACTAAAGCCAGTGCCGTAGATATAGCCATCAAGGATCACTTCAAAGACAACCCTAAGCCAATTGTATTTCTCCCATTCGCTATCGGCTATTTTTTCAAGGATTGATGCAAAGAGCATATCAGAAGGTTCTTGTGGGAGAAAAGAAAACTTTGGCCGAACATCTGTCTGAAGCGGTATCTGGCTTTGAATTGCTGACCAGATGAGGTTTACAACCTCGGATGACTTCCACGATGGTCTTTGACTATCCCATTGAGCACCGCGGAAAAACTTATAGTATTCCATCCAATTTTTAGAATACTGTTCGCGGTGAGACTTCCATTTGAAAAACTGAGATAAAAGAACTTTGACCTTTTCCCTGTTTTCCTCGCTTTGATCGACATGTGCTCCATCGACAAGCTTATCTTGTTCTAATAAATCAGATCCACCAAAAGTCTCTCTCATCTCGATCTAACCTCATAAGGTTCGTACAATTTTCGGTAGCTAGCTGCTCTTTTGTCTTCTCGTCTTTTCGCAAATTCTTTTTCGATCTTTTCAATGGGCTCGTTACCAATCTCTTCCAACCCTTTTTCTCTTACAACTCTGCGATAATGAGCCTTAGAGTTAATAACCATGCCAAGACCAGGGTTATACTCAGGTTCATAGTTGTCAGGATCGATGTTGCTTTTTGCGATAAGTCGATCTTCAGAGTTGCAAGTTTGCCCACAATCGGGACATGTTTCAAAAAGATCTATTTCAGAAATTCGCTTAAAGACATCAAACTCTTTTTTGCAGCAACTACACCGATACGGGTAGCATGGCATTTTTTATCCTTAAACGTTTGTTTTCAAAAGTTTTTTCATGTCTGGATCAATAACGAGAGGTAAAGCTTGTTTGATTCCAGATGTATCATTTAGTATAATACGTTTTCTCTTTTTATCAAAGTTATAAGTATGTAAAGTTATATACCTGTCAACGTCACAAGTATGATTGTTAACATCAACCG